GTCTGGGTGGTGGGATGGTGCGGGCTTATCGTGCTGTGGTCGTTCGGCCCTTTGTGGGCTTCTGGCCTTCTGTAAACGCAAACCACGCATGAACCCGCATGAATCCTAGAGAGTGAAAGAAAAAACCCGCAAATAGCGAGAATCTGATTTGACCGTGTTACTGTCGTGCTGTATCTTGAGGCCATGACCTACAAAGACGACAGGCGTTACGAGACTTACGAGATGCGCGCAGCCTACGATGATCGCTACGTCGTGGACTCCCGCCGCATCACTTCCAAGAAGGCGCGTGAGGCCGCCCTCCGCGAGGCCGATCACTACTACGTGCTGGCCGGGGAGGCACGCGTCGAGGCTCGTAAGCACGAGCGCCACACTTCCGAGTGGGACGCAGCCGTCGCAACCTTCGAGCGGTACACCGAGTTGCGTCGTGAGATTCATGATCGGATCGCGGCATATGATCGGAGCAAAGAGTCCTAGTCATGCAAGCGAACGAGGGAACAGGAGGACACAATGGGACACACCATCGAGCAGCTACAGGAAATGCTGGAGGCCGCCAGCGCCCGGCTGAAAAGACGGGCGCTCCCGGCTAACTCGCCAATGACTGACGAGTTTCGGGAGCTAATGGAGGAGCCGCCGGGCGGGCCGAATCAGGGCCGCCAGGCATCCAGCGATCCGGCCCACGACGGGCGGCACCTGCCGCTGGGCGTCGAGGAGTCGCAGGCGCGCGAATTTGCGCAGTCCGGCGGCTGGTCGATCGTGACTCACGCGGGCGGTGAGTGGGGACGCTCCGGCGGAACCGACCACCGCGGTGTGCTCCATCCTGACGAGTACGTCGACCGCGACGCCCTCCTGGGGCTCGTGGAGTCCGAGCTCGGTTTCAGCCTCGATGACGTCCGTGCCGTGTACCGGCAGGGGCGCCTGTCAGACGATCAGCGCGAGTTGCGCGGGCGCATCGACGCCCGGCTGCTCGCGCTTTCGCGTTCCGGGGCGAACATGCTGGAGCTAGCCCGCATTTTCGGGTTCAGCGTGAACGCCGGGAACGGCGCTGGTGGCGACTCCTGCCGGACGCTGGAACGCGCCATCGCGCGTGCCCGCGCTGCCGAGCTCGTCGGTCCGACCGAAGGGGGTAACTGATGCCCTGGTCCGACGACTACTACCGCGGTAGCTCCGACTACCCGACGGGCCACGAGCCCGAGGATTCCTACTTCGACCCCTGGGTCGAGGCGGAGCGCGAGCTCGACCGCCCCACGCGCAGGGACGAGGTCGACTGATGGGCACCGCCCACTACGTCGACGAAGCCCTGAGCTCGGGCGCTGACGGCCTCCTGGCCGAAATGGCGGCCGACGCCATCGCTGGCCTGGAGCGCCGCCTGGAGGCCGAGGCGCGCATGGACGAGGTCGACCGCGCCCGCGCTGCCGAGGGGGTGGAGGAGTGAACACCGTAACGCTGCCTGACGGGCGCACCGTTCCGTGGGCCCAGGCGTTCCCCCGCCCCGAGTGGAACAACCCCGAGCATTGGGCCGCCGCGCGGCCGGAGGCGGCACGATCGTGAACGCCGAGCTCCTGGACAACGCACCCGCCCGGCTCGTCGCCATGAACGCCGAGCGCGTGCACGAGCGCCGCGCGGCCGAGAAGGCGGCCGCCTGGGAGTACCTGACGACCGGGGAGACCGAGGGCCCCGCGCCAGACGACGAGCCCTGGAGCCGCGCCTACGACCCCGTGCCCTGCCGGGAGGCGCTGCTCGACGAGCCGCGCCTGTACGACGGCACCGGCATCGGCGCCCTCTATGGGCTGTCGACTGAGACCGTGGCAACCCACTACGACGACGAGGGCCGCGGCTGTGTCATCCGCCGCAGCCTGGTCGCTGATCTGGCGGGCTGGACGCTGCCGGGCAGCGCCCTGAACCCCAAGCCGGAGGTCTCCTGATGGCTGAGCTAACGACACACTACGACGGCATCACCGGATTCACGATCGACCTGTCGGTCGAGGAGGCCAAGACACTTGCGGCGCTGATCTACCGACACCTGGGCGGACAGCACCCCACGCGGCAGCCGCTGAACAGGCTCGGTTACGACATCACCGAGGCGCTGGGCCTGCGCCTGGTCGATCTAGCCCCCGAACGGACGGGACTTTCTCGTCGCACGCGCGGAGGCGACGCATGACCGCCCTTCAGCTGCTGTACGCCAAGGCGCGCCTGGAGGACGGAGGCCGTGGGCACCACGCCGCCCTGCGCGCCGTCGCGGAGGCCACCGGGCTGGATAAGGACACCATCCAGCGCTGCCTGCGCCGGGCCGATCGGGCCGACGAGCGGGAGCGGAAGTCGTGAGCACCGCCACAGCCGTACTCAGCTACCTGTTGGTGTTCCTTTGGGGCGCCTGGTTAGGGATGCTAGCGGCGCTGATCCTGGTCGGAGCGCTGAAGGCGGGCGCTGCTGGGGAGCGGAAGTCGTGACGCGGCGTCAGGCATACGCCCGCACGTTCGCTGTCGCTGGCGGGGCGCTGCTTGCGATGGGCGGTATCAGCGCCGCTGCGGTGTTCTTTTGGCCGTATGGGCTGATTGCGCTAGGAGTTGTCTTTTGCCTGCTTGTCGTCATCGTCCTTGCCGAGGCGGAGTACGAAAATCAGTGAGCGCTTGCGCCATCTGCGCCCGCGACCTGCGCAGCGTCAACCCCGAGGCCGGGCAGCCGACCTGTGGGCGGGCCAGCTGTCTGTCGACGCACAACGCGCTCACGGCGCTATGCGGCGGTCCCTACTTGGTGGCGCGCGTGGCTGAGGTCGCGCGCGACATAGCCGCGGCCCACGACCGCACGCTGGAGGAGGCCGTCGACGTAATCGTTGGCCGCGACCCGGGCGACGAGACACGCGAGGACATTTTGCCAGACCCGCCCGTGCCGCCCCGTCGCGAGGCCTGCGGCAACGTCGTCGTGGAGTCCCGCCCGTGGGACCACGCCCCGGACGTCTACCACGACCCCGACACGGGCGAGATTTTCGACCCGCCGCTAATGCGGAATGGGGACTCCATCAGGCTAGTTCCGCGCCCCAGCACCGACACCCCGCGGCCCCGCAGGCCGCACGAGAGGGGCTGACCACTAATGGAGACCCTGAAAACGGCCCTGCTGTGGCTGGCGCTGTGGGTCGGGTGCATTGCCGCCTGGCTGTACGGCACCAACGGCGTGAACGTTGGGTGGTGGCTGTGGTAGTCCACGCGCTCATCGCGCTGGCGACCATGGCTTGGATTGCGGACGCTGTTTGGGCGTGGAGGCGAGGGGCTTGAACGTCACCGCCGCCATCTGCCGCGTGAACGCATTGCGCGCCGCCCAGCAGCACCTGGAGGCCCAGGTCGAGGCCGGGCTGGACACGCCGCACGCAACCCTCCAGGAGGCCCGGGAGGAGCTCGCGCGCATCGACGCCGAGCTCCGGGACTGGAAACGGGAGCTCCGAGACGAGCCAGACGCCGCCTACCTGTGGCGTCGACGGCGCAGCCGATACGTGGGGAGGAGGTAAAGCAAGTGGCATCCACCAAGCAGGCCACGGCCGCCGAGGTCCGCGCATGGGCAGCGGCCAAGGGGCTGGGCGTTGGCACCCGCGGGCGCATTTCCGCGGAGGTCGCGCAGGCCTTCAATGCCGCGCACCGCGTCGTCGAGTACGCGGGCAGCGGCAAGTAGCAGCACCGCGCTTAGGAACGGGGCGGGCTCCGCGCTTTGAACGCCGCGCGGAGACGAAACGAGGCGGCTTAGTAGCACGCCCGCCCCAACAAGCCCAGCGGGCGCGCGAGGGATTCGACGGCGGGTGAAGGCCCCACGTGGGACGCCCGCCGGACGTCGGTTCGACTCCGGCCGCGTCCATCAGCGAGCCCTGACGCCACGAGCTCCACCACGCGACGGCCGCTCCCATCGGCGGCCGGGCGCAGCGCCCGGGTTGGGGTGATGACCCCCCGGTCAGCGCGTGGAGCCGTGGCGTGAGGGTTCGCGACCAAAACCGACGAAAGGAGCCGCCCGTGCTCATCGGGTTGAACGGCAAGAAACAGGCCGGGAAGGACACCGCCTACCTGCGCCTGGCGCACCTGTTCGGCGGCGAGCTCGTCGAGCGCCGCAGCTTCGCGGACAGGCTTTACAGGAGCGCGGCCTCCGCCCTCGGGGTGACGGTCGAGGAGCTCCAGGAGTGGAAATCAGACCCTGAAATCCAGGTGTGCGTCCGCGCGGTGCGAGACCTGCGCGACGGCGAGGGGCTGCCGTTCAAGCACCACACCGTCATCGCCCGCGCCAGCGTCCGCGAGTATCTCCAGCGCTACGGCACGGAGGCCCACCGCGACGTTTTCGGTGACAGCTTTTGGGTCGAGCAGGTCGACCTGGAGCACGCGGGCCGCATGCTCGTCGTGACGGACGTGCGCTTTCCCAACGAGGCCGAACGCATCCGCGCGGCCGGAGGCTGGGTCGTCGTCATACGCGGCCCGGCTGACGTCGAACGCGCGGGCGATGACCACGCCAGCGAGGCTCCGCTCCCCGCCGAGCTCGTCGACGCCACGATCAGCAACGACATCAGGGACGACGGATACCGACACCTGGATGGCCAGCTGCGCACGCTCGTGCGGCTAGCTTCAGGCAATCGGCAGCCGCGTTGGTGCTGATGCGCCCCGTATCGCCCACGTGCATCCTGACTTACTCAGGCGTATACGTCGAGCCGCTCGACCTCGACCCCGCGAGCATCCGCATCGAGGACGTGGCCCACAGCCTGGCGGCGCAGGCCCGCTATACCGGGCACACCCGCCGCCCCTACTCGGTGGCCGAGCACAGCGTCCGCTGCACGCTCGCCCTGGAGGCCGAGGAGCACGGGCTCGACGTCCTGCGCTGGTGCCTGATGCACGACGCTAGCGAGGCGTACCTGGTCGACATTCCCCGGCCGCTGAAGCAGGACACCTATTTCGGCAAGGCCTACAGGGGCGCCGAGGCCCGCGCCATGGCCGCCGTCTGTGCCCGCTTTGGGCTCGACCCGCGAACGCCCCCGGCCGTGGCCGACATCGACGTGCGGCTCCTGGCCACGGAGCGCCGCGACCTCCTACCCGCCACGCCCGGCTGGCGCTGGTCCGTGCTGGACGGAGTCGAGCCCCTGCCCGACACCATCGAGCCCTGGACGTTTGCCAAGGCCGAGCGCCGCTTCCTGTCCGTGTTCTATCGACTGTTTTCCGAGGAGGAAACTACTTGACCCAGCCAGCCCAGGCCCGCCGTGGCTCCGGCCGCGACGCACCGCGCACCTACGCGTGGCCGCCGCTGCCGCCCCACGACCTGGAGGTCGTGAGCGTGACGTCCGCCCTGAAGGCGCTGCCCAAGCCGTTCCTGATCGGCTGGGCCGCCAAGATGACGGCCGAGTGTGCCGTGGATCGGCACGACCTCGTGGGCAAGATGATTTCCGACGACGGCCCACGGGCGGCAATCGACTACCTGAAGGGCGCCCGCTACCGCGATATGAACGCCAAGGCCGATCGCGGCACGATCGTCCACGCGGCCGTCGAGGCCTACATGGAGGGCAAGCCGCTGTCTAAGGCGCAGGTACAGGAGGCGCTCCAGGAGGCGCGCGTGCCCCCGAAAATGTGGCGCTCGGCCGCCGGGATGATCGCGGGCGCGATGGAGTTTCTGTTCGACCACGAGCCCGACGTCCTGTGGTCTGAGGCCACCGTCTACTCGCGCCAGCACGGCTACGCGGGCACGGCCGACCTGATCGCCCGCATGAACGTGGGCGGCTCCATCCAGCCGGTCGTAATTGACTTCAAGACATCGAAGGCCATTTACGACGAGGTATCCGCCCAGCTGTGTGCCTACGCGCGGGCCGATTTCGTCGGCCAGGACGACGGCACGGAGGCCGAGCTCGTGCCCGGCCACCCGGGTCCCATTGGGTATGGCGTCTGTATCAGGCCGATGGCCAGCGGGCGGTACGAGAAGGTCACGTTTGCGCTGACTGACGACCTGTTCGACCTGTTCCTGGGCTGCCTGACCGTCACCAATCGCCACGGAGCGATGGCGTCAGCGAGGCGGCCCGGGTGAGCGCCGAAGTCTCCATCACGATCGAGTTTGACGACCCGAAGCTAGGCCCGCTGAGTGGCCGCTGGGCCACCGTGAGGGTCGGCGGTCATCGCGTAATGACTGAGCTGGTCTACGACACGAACGCGGACGGGGAGCGGACTGAGGAGCAGGCGCGCGATAACGCGCTGGCAATCTTCTCCGCCAGGCTGTCCCGGCTGCTGGAGGAGCATTGAATTACCAGCTGCCACACCCGCTGCCGCCCGAGACGCGGCCGCGCCCGGCCACGCTCGTCGACGGCATCATCATTTTCCCCGGCGGTACGTCACGCCCGGCCACGCGCGCCGAGCTCGCAGCCATGGCGCGCGGTGAGCGCATCACCGCCAACCCCAGCAGCGGTCGCCGCACGTGGTGCGTTGGGGAGCGCTATGGAGCGCTCGGACAGGGCTAACAGCCAGACAGCCGAGCAGGACACGCTGCCCGCCGTCCACGTTGCCCGCGTCATCCTGAAGGCGGGGCAGGCGTGGCTGACGGAGCGTGACCTGGAGCTATGCGGCTACGACCCCGCCCTGGGCGACATCGTCCGGGTCGAGGGCCCGGCTGGCGACACGTATTACGAGCTCGCGGCCCGCATGGTCGCGCACCGGGTCGACCTGCGCAGCGTCACCGGATTGGTGTGGTGGCTCCAGCGCGTTCGGCCCACGACGGTCGACGTGGAAACGACAGACGACGCGGATGGGAGGGGGTGAACGCATGGCATTTTTCGACGAGTACCAAGACCTGGGTGGCGGCGGCTGGATGAAGGCCGACGAAAAGCAGGTCCTGATGGAGCAGGGCATTCCGTTCCAGGTCATCGACGTTGTCGACGACCCGACCAACACATACGAGGGGGCACCGAGCCCGCGGTACGTGGTCGTGGCGCTGGTGCCCAACCCAGAGGACGGAACCGAGGAGGAGCGAAAGCTCGGATTCCCCAAGGGCACCGTCGAGTCGCGCGACCGCATGCTGGTCCAGCTGGCCGAATACCTCCAGCGTGAGGACGCTGAGCAGGTCATCGTGAAGCTGGAGAAGGTCGGCCGGTCGCACGTGCTCCGGCAGGCGGACTAGTGGCCACCACGGGCGGGGGCGTCGACAGCGGCGCCCCCGAGCGGCCCCGGTGCCGCTGCCACGACGAGCCGATGGACCGATCGGGGCCGCGCTGGCAATGCGCCGTCAAGCGCCGGGCGCGCCAGCTGGCCGCCTACCACGACGACGCCCCAGCGAAAAACTACGCCCGCGTGCGCCGAGCGCTCCGGGCCCGCATCGCGCGCAAGCGCGAGCGCCTGAACGACCTGGAGGGACAGCTTGCGCAAGAAAACGAAGGCTGAAATGCAGCGTGCCCGCGTGGCCAAGGTCACGCGCACCATCGTCCGCCTGAAGCACAGCCTGGCCGCCGACGAGGAGCTCAATTCCGTGCTCCCCGACACGCTGGCCGAATTCGACGAGGCCGTGGCCGCCGGGGAGCTCATGGAGCTCCGCGGTTTCCTGGGGCCCGTGCTTGGGATGAACGATGAAGCTGGCGCGTAGCAGCGCGCTGCGCATCCTGGATTTCGACGTCGAGGTCCGCCCCATGGCCTTCTACGCGGGCGACTACGTCACGAAGCAGCCCACGGCCATTGCCTGGAAATTCATTGGCGAGCGGGGCCGCGTCGAGGTCGCCCTGGTGGGCGAATCCTACGACACCCGCCGCACGTTCGCGGAGGAGGTCGAAATGCTGGAGCGCTTCCGCGAGGCCTACGACGCGGCCGACATCGTCACGGGCCACTACATCAGGGGATTCGACCTCCCCGTCCTGTGTGCCCGCATGATGCGGCACCGGCTACCGCTGCTCGGGGCCAAGGACACCCACGACACCAAGGGCGACCTGGCGCGCGGTCACGGTCTCAGCAAGGCGCAGGAAAACCTGGGCGCCATGTTTGAGCTCGCCCACCCGAAGGTGCCGATGAACACCACGCTGTGGGAGCTCGGAAACGCCCTCACGCCCGAGGGCATCGAGGCCACCCGCAAGCGTGTCGTTGGAGACGTGCGGCAGCATATCGAGCTCCGGGCCACGATGCTGGAGGACGGGCTCCTAGGCCCGGTCAAGCCGTGGTCCCCCCAGGGCGGTCGAGCGGCGGCGGCCTACGCGCCGTGACGGATTTTCAAGCCGCAGCCCTGGAGCTCGCAGCCCAGGGCACCGCCGTGTTCCCCGTGGGGGCCGATAAGGCGCCACGGACGCCGCGCGGGTTTCACGACGCCAGCACCAACCCCGAGACGATCGCTGCCTGGGACTGGAACGGCGGCGGGATGATCGGGGCGGCCATCGCCCCCGGGCGGGTCGTCATCGACGTCGACCCGCGCAACGGCGGAAACGAAACGCTGAAGCTGCTGCGCGAGCAGTACGGCAAGCTGCCGCCCACGCGCGTCGTGCGCACCCGCTCGGGCGGGTTTCACTACTACTTCACCATACCGGAGGACGTCGAGCTCCGCGCCCACTTGGGCGGCGGCATCGACGTCAAGCGCTCCGGGCGTGGGTACGTGGTCGTGCCCCCGAGCCCGGGCTACTACGACCTGGGAGACCGCGAACCCGCGGAGGCCCCCGCCTGGCTGCTCGACGAGCTCCGGGTGGACACGAGCACGCGCGCGGCCGGTGAGGCGGGCCCGCCGCGGTACTTCCCCTGGCAGGACGCCACCGACTACGGCACCGCCGCCCTGGAGCGCGAGCTCGGGCGCCTGGCGACTGCGCGCGAGGGCGGGCGTAACGACGCCCTGAACCGGGCCGCGTTCGCGCTGGCGCAGCTGTCGGCAGGCGGGGAGCTCGACGAGGCCCGGGCGCGCGACGAGCTCGCCCTGGCTGCCGAGCGCATGGGCCTGGAGCCGCGCGAGTCGCGGGCCACCATCGACTCGGGCTGGAGCGCGGGGGAGGCCGAGCCACGGCAGGCGCCGCCTAGGGATGCGCCCGCCCCCACCCCCTCCGCCACCCCCGCGGGGAACCCCGAGGCGGGGGAGGCCGGGGACAGCGTCCGCTGGGTCGACTGGCGCGTCGACGAGCCCGAGCCGCCCTTCATCCTGCGCCCGATCCTGCCGCGCAACGCCTACGTGTTGGTGTACGGCGCGACGGAGGCCTCCAAGTCGATGGTCTGGAACGCGCTGGGGGCCCAGGCCTCCCACGAGGGCTACCGCGTGAGCGTCTACTCGCTGGAGAATCCGCCCGCGACAGACCGCGACCGGCTCAGGCGGCTGGCTCCCAACCCGGCGCGCTTCAGGCTGACCAACGAGCCCATAGACCTGAACGACGCGCGACAGCTGGCCGAGCTCGTCGAGCGCGAGCGCGCCTGGGAGGACGGGAGCCCCACCGACATCGTCGTCATCGATACGTACAGCCACGCTTTCGCTTCGCGGTCCGAGGACGGCAACGCCAAGGCCATTGAATTTGCGCGGCGCATCCGGCACCTAATGCACGAGGTCGGCTGCTCGGTCGTGCTCATCGACCACACCGGCTATCAGCAGGCGGAGGAGCCGCGCGATGCCAGCGCCAAGCGGCAGCAGGTCGACGTGGGCGTGCTGATGACGAAGGCGGGCGAGTGGCGCCCGGGACAGCCCGCGCGCTTCACGATGAAATGCACCAAGTCGGCCCGGTTTGGCAACCCGTTCTATCTGACGGGCGAGATTAGGGACACGGCCAACCGCGGGCTGGAGCTCGGCTGGATGAGCGCCGAGCCGCCGCGGTGGGAGGAGCCCGAGTCGTGACCACCCTGGAGCGCAAGGCCGAGCGCCTGGGCATCCGCGTGCCGACGGCGGCAACGCTCCGCCGGTACGGGCTGACGGCCCTGGCCTGGCTGGAGCTCCTGGCCGCCCAGGGGTGGGCGTGCGCCATCTGTGGTGAGCGCAGCCGCCTGTGGAACACCGACCACGAGCACGTGCCTGGGTGGAAACACCGGCCGCCCGAGGAGCGGGTGCGGTACGTGCGCGGGGTGCTGTGCCCCCATTGCAACTACCAAAAGGCTCCGTCGCGTATGACCGTCGAACAGTCGGAGCGCCTGACCGCTTACCTGCGCGCCTACGAGACGAGGAGGGACGCCTAGTGAGCGTTTTCTGTGGTGATGCAGCCGAGGCCGTGTATCGGCTGATGCTGGAGATTGACCGGCACGCTGACCTGGACTACCACCCGCTGCGCGCGTCGGCGGCCTATGAAGCAGCCAGCGCTGGCCTTGGGTGGAACGTGGATTGGGCCAAGCTGGCTGAGGAGCGATGAGCCCGTACACCGTCCTGGACGTAGAGACGACGGGTAACCGCCCCTGGGAGCACGAGCTCGTCTGTGTCGGCATCGGGCGCCAGGTCTACCGCCCCGAGCGCGGCCGCGCGCTTGCCCGCCTGCTCATGGCGCGGCCTGGCGTCACGATCGTGGCCCACACCAATTACGACCTGCGCTGGCTGATGCTCGACGGGGCCCGCCTGGCCGACGGCGTCGACTACCACGACACCAAGGTGATGGCCTGGATGCTCGACGCTTCCCAGGAGCTCGCGCTCGACGCCCTGGCGCAGCGCTACCTGGGCTACACGCCGCCCAAGCTGATTCGCAAGGTTGGCGGCCGCATCATGTTCACGTGCGCGGACGGTGAGCTCGTGCCCATCGAGCAGGCCCCGTGGGACGAGATGGAGGCCTACAACCGATCCGACATCGTCACGACCGGGGAGCTATACGAGCACCTGCGCGCGCGCCTGGTCGAGCAGGGTCTGTGGGACCACTTCCTAGAGGAGGAGGCGCCCTTTAGCCGCCTGCTCGTCGAAATGGAGACCGAGGGGCTGCCGTTCAACCCCGAGGCCGCACGCGCGATGCAGGAGGAGGTCGACACCCGCCGGGAGCACGCGCGCACGCTCCTGGTAGACGCCACGCGCGCGCTCGATTTCAACCCGGGCAGCGGTGACCAAGTGGCCGCCTACCTATACGAGGAGATTTGGGAGCAGCCTGTCCGCTTCAGCATCCCAAAGCTCACCGGCATGAGTCCCGAGGACAAGCGCGCCGCCGTCGAGCGCATCGCCCCCGAGGGCGTGCGCGTGGAGAAGGTCGGCCGCCTATACGCCTACGGCACCCAGGTGCTCGACGGGCTCGGGCTCCGCGCCCCCAAGATTGAGAAGTGGCGCGACCCCGACGCGCGCCCCACGGTCGGGGCCAAGCCGCTGACCGTGCTGCACGGTGACCACCCATGGGTGGCCGAGTACCTGCGCTGGAAAAAGGACAGCACGCTCAGCAGCTACCTGACGTCGTGGCTGGAGCAGGAGCACGACGGGCGCCTACACGGGCGCTTCGATCAGTCCGGCACCGCCACCGGCCGCCTGGCCGGGCGGGAGCCCAACCTTCAGCAGGTTGCGTCCGCCGGGGACGTCCGGGGCCTGTTCCAGGGCGCGCTCGTCGTGGGCGATTACGCCGGGCTGGAGGCGCGGCTGTCGGCCCACTTCTCGCTGGACCCGCTCATGCTCGACGTGTACCGCACCGACCGCGACCTGTATGGCGTCCTGGCGTCCAACGCCTGGGGAGGCCCGGCGGACAAGTCGAACGAGGCGCGCGGCCTGATGAAAGTGGTGATGCTCGCGTCGCAGTACGGCGCCCAGGGCGAGACGCTGGCCGAGCTCCTGGCCTATGCCGGGCTCCGCGGCTACACGGCGCGCAAGGCCGACGCGCTCCTGGGCGACCTCCGCCGATCGCTGCCGCGGCTGTTTGAGTGGCGCGAGGAGGTCATCGACGAGGCCCGAGCGCTGGGCTACGTCACGACGCTGGCGGGGCGCAAGCGCCATCTGCCCGGCATCGGCAGCGCCGTCTGGAAAGACTCGGCCAAGGCCGAGCGCCAGGCGGTCAACAGCAAGGTGCAGGGAAGCGCCGCGGACGTCGTGCGCCGGGCCATGCTGCGGTGCCGCGAGGCGGTCGACGTCGACGAGGCGCGGCTGGTCCTACAGGTACACGACGAAATGCTGTGGACGCGGGGGCCAGCGTTCAGCGAGCAGACGTTCGACACGCTCGTGCGCGTCTGTGAGCAGGAGACCGGATTTGACCTGGAGGTCCCGCTCGCGTTTGAGGCAACGGTGGCCGACAGCTGGGCCGCGAAGGGCGGCAGCGGCGGCCAAGTGAAGGCGGGCGAATACGGCCACGTGGCCGAGCTCGCGGCCGCATAGACAGGAGGACGATGAACCCCGAACAGCAGCAGGCGGCCTCGCTGGCCGAGCTCGACCGCGCCGAGCGCAATGCGCGCGCCTTCCTGCGCATGCTGCGCGCACGCCGCGCGGCCGGGCGCGTGACGTTCCACGCCCACGCCATCCCCGGCGAGCGCCGCAGCACCGTGACGTCACCGTCTATCAGCCGGAGGCGCAACCGAGCCGTGCGCCGAGCGGCCGAGCGGGTGGCGTCGTGAGCGCGGGGGAGGCAGTAGTCCTCGTGCTCGTCGTTGTCGTAACCCTTCTGATGCTCGCAACGGAGGGTCCGCGGGAGTCAGACGTGCCGCTACCGGATGAGGATGAACGCCAATGATCCGGCTGTGGTGGCGCGCCTATTACGCGTTTTGGAATGCGGTGTCCTCGATCCTGTCCCAGGGGGAGGAGCCGCCGGTCGAGCCGTACCCGCCGGAGGAGCCCTACGGCTGCCCGGACACGTGCGGCGGCTGTAGGTGCCTGCGCGACGGCCTCCTGAAGTGTCCTGATCCTTGGTGTCCTTGCGTGCCCCCGCGCGCTATCGTGGGTGACTCTATCGTGGGTGACTCTATCGTGGGTGACTCTATCGTGGGTGACTCCGATGCCTGACACCTGCCCCTGCCGAGAGGCGCTTGACGACTTGCTCAATCTGCTCGTCACAAACAGGGCCTTCTTGGACGATGAGGAACTACAGAAAGCGGCGTTCGCTGGTCGCGAAGCCCTCGCCGCGCCGTGCGGGTGTGAGGAGGCGCTGCAAAGGGCCGTCTACCTTGCCGAGCATCTCTGGCAGATGATCCCGCCGGAGGTTTGGCGCGAGCACGGAGCCGAGTATCAGGGCCAGTACGAGGGCGACTACTACGCCGAGAAGGTGCGCGAGGAGCTAGCCCTCCTCCGCGAGCGGAGCGCCGACCCTTTCGACAGCCAGCGTTGCCGAGCCTCAAAGGGTGAGGATTGCGGACAGCCTGGGTGCTGCGAGCGGAGCTAGCCGCTCGGTAGCGCGACGACGGCCTCCGCCTGAGGACCGCGCTCGGGCGTGCTGATGTCCTCGGGAGCCTCGGGGGCGTACACGTGGCCGCCTGCGTCGTCGAAGGCGCGGAGGAGGTCATAGGCCTGGGCAGCGTCGCGGCTGAAGCGGTCGATCCAGGCCACGACGATGCCCTGCGACTCGCCCGCCCGCACGCGCTCCAGGGCGCGCTGGAGGCCCTCGCGCTCGACGGTCCCGCCCGATCGGTCGATGTCGGGCGGCAGCACGATGCCAACGTCGAGCCCGCGCCGTTCGGCGTATGCGCGCGCCAGCTGCTCCTGCTCCTCGGGGGAGTGGAAACGCTCGTCCTCGCGGCCAGCGCGGCGGCTGACCCTGATGTAGATGTCGACGGGTAGGCTCATGGTGCTGCTCCTCGTTATAGCAACCGTGGGCGTAACCGCCCCCACCACTTGTGCCGGTTGCGTTTAGCCCTAGACGCGCGATGACCCGCCGCCCTTCCCGGCCCACGAAAAAGCCCCCGTCTCCGGGGGCTTTTGCTTTCGGGTGTCGCGGGGTCTAGGCCTCGTCGGCCGGGGGCTCCGGCAGCGGGACGAAACCGAGCGCGAACACGACGATGGTGACGGCGGCCGCAGCGAGCTCGGCCGGGACGTCGACGCCGAACGCGGCCGCGATCGTTACGGCCAGCGTGACGAGGGCCCCCGCGAGGGCCTTGCGATAGGCGGACATTCTCCTCCTCCTAGAGGTAGTGCTGGGCTGCGACGAGCGCCGCAGCGACGATGGCGTTGGCGGCCGCGACCAGGCGGATGACGCGCGAAGTGAGGTCCTCCAGGCGGCCGCCGTTTGCAGTCACGGTCTCTTTCAGGTCGTCGAATTCTCGGCGGCTGACTTTGTCGTCCAGCTTGGCGTCGATCGAATCCAGCTTTTCGTCGATGCGCTGGAATAGCTCCTTGGCTGTGTACCTGACCACGGGGGCGGACGCTTCGCTGGGCGTGTTCTCCGTCACAGGGCCCGGCGCCTTTTGATCGTGTCCAGGGCCGCACCCGCCTTCTCGCGGAGCGCCTGCTTGGCGCGGGTGATGCGCCCATCGCCCTCGCGGACGGCTCCCGTGCGCGCCAGCACCCGCCCAGCGGAGTTGTAGGCCGTGTAGATGAAGTAGCGCCAGCGGTAGCGCCGCACGCGCGTCAAATACCAATCCCAGGGGAAGTGTGGGCCGGGGTCGTGGTGCGAGCTCATGCCAAACGCCTGGGAGACATCGACGTGGCCAGCGAACCCGCGGGCGCCAGCCCGCAGCTGCGCCACAGACAGCTTCCGCACGGGGATGCCATACTGCGCCGACCACTTGGCCGTCACTTTGGCCGAGTTGCGCAGCGTCTTGCGCCCGTGCTTGCGGTCGAGCCATTGGGCCCGCGTCTGCTTGGCGAAACCGTCGTGCTCGATGCCAAGGCTCCGGCTGTTCGGGGGAGCGTGCCAGGCAATGTCGCGGTCCCGGACGCACCGCACGGTCGAGTCTGAATCGGCACAGACGTGCGCCGAGCTCCCGCCGGAGCTCACCGTCGAGCGTTTCACCGAGGAGCCGCTGGCCCGATTCTTGGGCTGATTGTGGAAAAAGGCAGCGACCCGCTCGGCGCTGTCTGAGCCCTCGGGGAATTCCTCGTCATGAATGACGATGACGTCGATGTCGCCACGGCCGCGACTCGCGCGCGAGTAGTTGGCGGCCTCGATGAACAGCACGATGGTGTCCCTCCTTCCGTCAGACGACGGCTACGTGTAGATGGTCGTAGTGGCCCGGCGCTCGCCAAATGAGCTCGACGACGCGGTCCCACCCGCGCAGGCGCGCATTCAGGCGGTCCAGGTGTCGCGGCTCGGTCGCGCGGTTGGGCCAGTTGACGTCGATGGCGCACGTACACGGCGCGTAGTGGTAGCTGCCATCCGCGTGCACGGGGTGAACGCCGCCGAACGCCGGGTGCTCCGCAACGAGGTAGCCCTGGCGCTGGAGCTCGCGCCCCAGGCGGACGACCACGGGGAGCCGCAGCGAGCGGCGCAGGGTGTGAACGCGGCGCTCCTGCTTGCGCGCCTTCCGGGCCTGATTCAGGGCCCGATCGCGCCAGGCCTCGATGCGCTGCTCCAGCGTATCGACGCGGCGCTCCAGTAGGTTGACGTGGTCAGCGAGCGCTTCCGACATCGACTCGCTGGCGGGTGCTTCAGTAACGGGGCCGCCGCTGCCATTGAACAGGACGACGACCGCCGCGATGATCGCGGGGAAGGTGATGCTATGCGCCCCTCGGGGTTAGGACCAGCTAGGGGTCTGTCTGCTGCCGCCGGTCGTCCAGCGCTCGACTCCATAGGAGCCGTCGGACAGGCGGCCGATGCGGACGCGCACGCCCCAGCCGCGGCCGATGTCCGTGCGGGGGCCGTGGTAGGAGACCGAGCGTCCGCGGCGGCGTAGGTTGCGCTGCCGCTTGGTGGGGGACGGTGCTGATGCTCCGCCGCCACCGCCCGACGACGAGCCGCCGGACGAGTGGTAGTAGTACGTGGGGGTGAAACCCGAGCTAGCGGAAACGGAGCTCCGGCTCGTCTGGCTCGACTGAGACCGCCGGATGCGGCTGGCGGTTGTCTTGTAATCCTGCTGGCTGCCGCTGACGGCCAGGCCCATGGTCTAATCCTCGGTCTCGGCGTACAGACTCGTCACCGACTCGACGCCGTCGTCGTCGACCGCGAGCTCAAAGCCAGCCACGCGCACGTAGTCGCTGAACCCGCCACGGAACGACGCGCCCACGTACAGCGGCAGGCGGTCGCCCAGGTTGAAGTCGTCCCACGGCATGGGTCCCTTGCCCGCCAGCGGCGTGACCACGAAGCGTTCGCGGGCGCCGCGGGCGCGCACGAGCTCGTTTGTGGCCAGGCGGTCCAGGGCGGTGTCGTCGACCTCACCAAAGTCGACCGAGACCTCATGGCGGCGGTACGACGCAATGCCGGGCGCATACGTCTTGACGGCGTCGGCCTCGTCCTCGCTGCCCTCCTCGGAGGAGGCCTGCCCCCACAGGACGTTCGCATACTGCTCCATATCGACCATCCGCGACAGCACGGCCACGTTGTTGGGCGGGGCCAGGTAGCCAAGCGGGGCGTTCACGCGGGTGGCGCCTTTTTGCGGCGCGTAGGTGTCGAACCGGACCAGCTTGCCGAGTGTGTCGTCAATCGGCGTGAGCTCATACTCGTAAGTGGTGTAGCCCGCCGCGAGCTCGCCCAGGGCGGGGCCCAGCTGCTGGTCGGGGGCGGCCACGTAGGCCTGGGACGCCGCGCTCCCCGTCTCGGTGCCGCCCGAGTCGATGCCGGTCTCGCCCACCGCGTTCACGAGGTCGATCAGGTCGCGGGCCGTGTCGGTGACCGGCTGGGAGGCGTATTCGTGCTCGGTGATGTCGTCGTTGGCCTCCAGGCCCAGGAAACGCTTGGACGCCAGCTGGAGGGGGTCGAAACACGTTACGGCGCTAAAGCTGTGGTCGATGTCGCCGCCGTCCTCGATTTGCCATACGTACCCATTGAAACGGAGCACGTATTCCTGGGTGCCGTCGGCCTGGTCCTCCAGGCGATAGGCCCTGATCGTTCGGCGCCCGGCGTCGAGCCTCGGGAACCCGTCGGTGTGTAGGCCGCCCACGGTCGTATCGTCCGCGGGGACCACGAAGCTGCACGAGGCCGGGCGGAACAGGCCATAGGCAAACGTCCGGGCGAAGGCCACAGACGTCAGGTTGGAAATGACATTGCCCTGGAGGTCAGCCAGGAGCAAGCGCCAGGAGGCCAGCGGTCTAGACTATCTGTAGCCGCGCCAGCTTGGTCCTAAAGGACAGGCTGGCGTTAGACGTAGAGTGAGTTATCGTTACCTCCAGGAGGACGTCTGCACTCGTGTCTACTGCCGGGTTGCTTTCAGCGCTGGAAAAAACGCTGTTCACCGTGAGCGACGCTGCATTCATATCCCCCAACCCGGCCACGCCCCCGGTGCTAGGGCTCCCCATGAAAAAGGCCCCGCTTAGGTGCTGGATGGCGTCATCATCGATGTTGCCCAGGTCCAGGTCCAGCCTCCAGGGACGCCTAGTTGCGTTTGCCGGAATGCTGACTGATGTATCACCGAACAGCACCGTGCCGCCCAGCTTGACCTGGAGCACAAAGGTGCGATTCGCGCCGGAGTTGTTTAGGTAGTCACCCGCCATGAACAGGCGTAGGGTCCTGTCCGTTCCGAGGTCACCGCCACGGATCAGTTTTTGGTATGCGGCTACCTCAGACGCGGTGCTTACAATGTCGGATTCCGTATGCTCGATGTCGTACAGGCTTGGACCGCGCACGGCCCCGTCAATACGGGCTCGTGGGCGCGCCAGGGTGTCGATTTCTGCATCCGTGATGGTCGTAGCCGCTGCCCCAACGAGGACGTTTGCCAGCAGCACAGCATTGTCCGGGACAGCTGCCGCGCCGTCCAGGTTGTCCAGGTCGGCCCCGGTCGTTGCGGTGCCGCCCACCACTTTGAACACGACGTCATAGGCGCCGCCCGCGTCCACGTTTGAATCGCGGATTACGGCCACGACGCGGTCGATGCGCGGGTCCGCTGGGTCGGCGGTGCCAAAGGTGGCGGTCCATCCGTCGGACGTGTTGGGAGCCCCCGGGGTGCCAGAATTGGATACGTCTGCCAGCGTGAAGCGACGCACTCCCCCGTAGGGCGTGTCCATTTTGACGTAACCGCTACCGGCGGCTACGTCGACGCTCATATTTGCCCCGGCAGCCTTTTGGGAGACAGCCAAATCCGTCGGGTCCACGACGCCCTCGCTAAACAGGTCGTCAAGCAGCCGATATACAGTCTCGGCGCCGTAGTCGACGTCGGATTTTTGGATGGGGAAGGGGTTGCCGGGTGCAGCCATGGTGGTGGTGAGCTCCTCCTACGCGTAGGCGTCGCGCCAGGTAATCGTTGCGAAAGTCTCAGCGGCGTCGAACGAGGCGGCCGCGAGGCGGATGGAATTGGTGCCGGGGACGAGGGGCCAGAATTCGGACGTGGCAATGTCCAGCTTGTCGATCTGGCTGGAGTCGGGGTCACCGTTCAGGCGCACGGTCTCGTCCAGCATGCGGATTTCGATATGGTCGCCCGACGACAGGCTGAGACCCGACAGCGACACGACCTTGCCGGTAGTGACGTTGTGCAGGGTGGGGCTCACGATGGGCCCCGTGATGTCCACGACGGGGTACGCGTCGACGGTGCCGCCGTTCACGAGCGTGGCGCTACCGCCGCTCGTGAATTCCCCGAACGAGAAGGGGAACCCCCAGGCGTCCTCCCCGCCCTCGTCCACAGCCTGGCCGAACGCGAGGCCGCCGCCCTGGCCGCCCAGCGACAGGGCGCTGGTGGTGTCCTCCTGCTCGGTCGACGAGTAGACCGTGGGGTCCCCAGCGACGAGCGCAAGCTGGAACGCGGCCGGGGTGTCGTGGCTGATCTGAAGGGCCTCTAGGCAGCGCACCGTCAGCTGGCGTTCATCGTGGCCGTTGGGCGTCCACTTCAGCGTGCCGTCGGCGCGCAGGATCGAGTTGCAGGCCAGGGCCAGCAGGTGCCGGAGGTAGTGCTCCTCCGTCGAGCTCCCGGCCACGATAACGCCCTGGAGCACGGGGAACCGAGGCCCGAACAGGAAGTCAAACACGATGGTGCCGTCGCGCCCGGGGCGGTCCTGCGTGGGGTTGCGGATGGACGCAGCCACCAGGCCGTCGATGTCGGTGAGGTAGAAACCGTCACCGTATGCGGGCGAGCTCGCGTAGACACCCGCGGTGTGGTCGCCCGTGTTGAACACGACCGACCCGCCGGGCGTCTCCAGCGTCATCAGGAGCGGGAGGCTAGCCACCGTAGACAGCCTCCGCGGCAAACTGAGACTTGCGCAGCCAGGGGAATGGGTCGTCCGGCGGCTCGGTGAAATACTGATTCACGACGACGTTGCGCCGGGGGCCCCGCCCGCTGCGCGGGAGGACCTCCTCACCAGCCTCCAGGAGCGTCAGGACCTCCTGACCGGGCACGCCGGGGACCATGCCGCCGCTGTGCAGCGTCGGGATATTGGGGAAGTCGATGCCGCCCCAATGGATGGTCGGCCCCAGCTTGCCCAGCGGGTCGACGGAAAACCCGGGGACGCGCAGCCGGTTCCACAGTCCGATCAGGCCGTTTAGCGCGCGGCGCATGAGGTCGCGCAGGGCCCCGACGATCCCCGAGGCCGCGCCGATCAGGCCGTCCCGGATGCCGCGGCCGATGGCCTTGGCCTTAGACTTGGCCGCGCCCAGCAGCTTGCTAAGCGCGCCGGTCAGCTTCGACCGGATGCCGAATGCGTCGGTGGCCAGGAGCACGAGCGGGGCGAAGGGGCCGCTGATGAAAACCGCAATCTTTTTCCAGTTGCGCCGCACCCACCCAAGCACGCTGTTGAAGGCCGCCGGGAGTGTCTTGGTAAAGAAATTGGTGAACGCGAGCACGGACGCCTTTACGGCGTTCCAGACTCCCGTGACGATCGCGCGAAACGTCTCAGACTTTTTCCACAGCATCACGAGCGCGGCCGCAATCAGGATGATGGCCCCGACGATCGTGAGCGCCATTAGCGCGCGCTGGGCAATCAGCGTGGCGTTAGTGGCCGTCGTGAAAATGGCCGCCAGCTTTTGGATACCCACGTACAGCGCCATGGCGCCGCGGGCCACCAGGATGGCGGACGCCAGCGCGACGATGACCCCCGTGGCGACCTGCACGCCCTTGGTGTGCTCGCCCATGAACCCGGTAACCGTGAGCAGGATGCGCTGGAGCACCTGGTATGCGGGCAGCAGGCCCTTGCCCAGCTTGGCGTTTAGGTCCTCGGTGTTGGCCGCCTGGCGGCGCTCCGTGTTGGCAGCGCTGTCCATCGTCCGTTTCCAGTCGCCCGCCGCCGGGCCCAGCCCCTTCATAATCAGCGCCTGTGCCGCCAGCGTCTTGTTTTGCGGGCTGAGCGCTTCCTTGGTGTTTTTTATGAGGCCCTGGCGCATTGCCTCCTGGCGCAGCGCGGCGTCGTTCAGCAGGATGCCGTATTTGCGCAGGGGCTCGACCTCACCCGCCAGGCCAGACCGGAGGTCCTCCAGCGCCTGGTCGATGGGGACGTCGTGGAACGACGCCATATCGTTGGCGGCGTCGATCAGGTCCTTGGAGAATCCGTTTAGGTCGTCGCCCGCGAGACCGGCAGCCTTGCCGAACGTGCCGAATTGCTTTGCGGCGCCGAGAAACTGCGCCTGACTCATGGCGTCGTCGGTGGCCTTCGACCACTCAATCATCTGATCGGCCGATTTGCCAAACGTGACGGTGACGGCAGACTGCGCCTCGTTCAGCGTGGACGCCAAGTCGACTACCTTTCCGGCCCCGAACGCAACGAGCGCGAGCGCGGCAACCGCGGGCTTGGTGGCCTTGCGGATGCCGCCCGCCATGGCGGTGCTGAATTTCCGGCCAGTAGACTGGCCTGCGCCCTCGGCCTGCGATTTGGCCGCCGCAAGGTCACGCTGAAGCGGGCGAGTATCGCCCTCGATTTCTAGCGACGCGGTGCCTAGATTCTCAGCCAACAGGGTCCTTTTGTATGTGCTTGACGCGGATGCCGATGGCAGCCAGGTTGGTAGGGGTGGCGGGGCGCGCGGGTTGGCGCGGAGTCGCCAGGCGCTCCAGGCCGCGCAGGTAGTCGCGGCGGGCGCCGTCCTTCATTGCCCCGGTGCCAGCCGCCAGGGCGGTGACGAGCCGGAGCTCCTCCTCCGCCTGGAGCCTCGGGAGATTGGCCGCGTATGTCTCCAGGAGCGCGGGGTGCAGGTTCGGCCAGCTGGCCGGGTCCCCGCCGTAGAAACGCTGGAGGCGGGCGACTACTCCTCCGAATCCTCCGGGAGCAGCGGGAGCAGCTTCATTGCCAGCGGGCCCATCCGCTCCAGCATGCCGTCGCCCAGCTGCACGAAAAAACGCATCACGAGCGCCCGTTTGGTGGAGAAGGGCAGCGCAGCAACGTCCTCGGCCGGAGCCTCGATCAGGAGGCGTCCAACGAGCTCGTTGGTGAGCGTCGTGATGCGCTTGTCCTCCGCCGGGGTCAGGGCCTCGTCGGAGCTCAGGAGCGTTTCGGCCTCGGCGTACTTGTTGCCGAGCTCGCGCAGGTCGACCGGTCCAAAATCCTCGGGCTGGGCGAGCTCGTACAGCGTCCCGTCGGGGTTGCCCTCGGTGCGGAGTCGCGCCTTGGGGCGGACGGGCGCTAGTGCGCTCAGGTCTAGTGTCTCATCGTGCTGCACTATGGCCTCCTGGCCTGTGTGGTCGTCAGCGTGATTCCCAGCGCCGCGCAGGCGCGTTGGAGCTCCTCCATCGATCGGCGGAGCTCGCGCGCCTGGCGGCGGCTGGCGGCCTCGGCGCGCTTGGCTGCGCGCGCCTGGCCGTCTAGGCGGTCGTACAGCGCCTGTGCCGCCTTCACGGCTGTGGCGCTCGGAAGTGGCATCAGCCTACGATGCGGCGTCCGTCTGGATGACGAGCGTGCCGAAACCGGCGCTGTCGTCCTCCAGGGCTGCGAACGAGACCGCGAGACCGGCCGGGGTGCCCTTCACGTATACCGGGGCGGGCTCCCCCGCCTGGTAGACGCGCGGGACCTCATACTGCGCAGCCAGCGTGTTGTCCGCGGGGGACACGCCGCGCGCCAGGAGCGCAAACTCCTGGACGTCGAGCCCGCGCTGGGTGCTGAATTCGTCCGTGCCGGGGACACCGGACGACGGGTTGGTGTGGGTGACGGTCGCGTCGTCCAGCACCTTGGCGTAGTGCGCTGCGTCGAGGTCGACCAGGACGGCCTCGATGACCAGCGACTCCTCCGTGCGGAAGGCCTTGCGCGCGCCCGTTCCGCCCGCGGGGCGCCACTCCTCGACCGACTGGCCGTGGGTGACGGTTACGCCCTCGTCCCCGTAGTTTTTCGTGCCACTCGTGCCCAGGAGCTCCCAGGTCACGGCGGGCGTCGCGTCGACGAGCGGGAACGCGGTGCCCACGGGGGCCAGGTAAATGGCCAGCGGGGCGGCCACGATTTCTTGCGGTGCAGCCATTGGCTACTCCTCCTCGTTGCTGTTGTGCCCCTCGCCAGCCACGGCCTCGGGCTCATTGTCGAGCTCAGAAATGGGCTCGTTGTACCTCCGCCGCTTGCGCCGGGGCGCGGGCGGGAGAATGTCGATCCAGACGTGTAGGCTGTCGGCCATGTAGGCCGCGTCGGCCTCGGGGACGTCTGCCTCCTGGCCGCGCTCGACGCGCTCACCGTTCGACAGCACGACCACGTGGCCGGGACCCAGGTAGCGAATTCGTCGCATGGTCAGACCTCCGTTTCGTGCGTCAGGACCTGCCAGGACGACATCGTCACCGGCCAATCGGTGTCGGGGTCGCGCGCGGTGATGCCGCGTCCCGACGGGGTGGCCGACCGGAGCATCACGCTGGTCCACTCCTCGTGACTCAGCTGCTTCAGGGCAGCGTTGGCCGCCAGGTACAGCATCCAGCCGTCGCGCGGGGTGGCTCCCCAGCAATCGACGTCGACGCGTATGTCCCCGTACTCCTGGTCGCGGATGCCCAGCAGGCCTCCGCCTGCCGGTTTCACGACGACAGCGGCGCGCGGCATGTTGTCGACCTCCGAGCGTGGGAGCTCGGCGCCGAACACGCGGGTGCCCGCGATCGCTGACACTCCGGCGTCTGCCTTCAGGAAGGCCACCAGGGCCTCGATGGGGTCAGCGACGGTCACAGCTTGCCCCTGATGCGCGCGGCCAGCGAGGGAAACACGGCGTCAGCCGCGGGGCGCAGGAATGGGTTGCGGCGCTCCAGGAACAGGCCATAGAAACCGAGCCCCTGGGTCGTGCCGAATTTGCCCACCAGGCGCCCGGCGCGGCGCTCGGCCTTCTCGCTGACGATCCGGCTGTCGAGCATCCCCGTCCTGTTGCGCCACCAATGGGAGGCCCCCGCGGCGCGGGCTGCGTCCTCGGTCGTCTCGTCGATGGCGGCGGCGGTGGCGTCCTGAACCTTGGCCAGGACCTTGGCGCCGTTCCAGCGGATGCGCGTGCTCATCTGAGGCGGCGGAGCGCGAGCTCCAGGTGGGTACGGCGGCGGAGCACGGCCTCGACGCCCAGGGGCCCGTCGACGTAGTCGGCCCCGCGCTCCTGAATTTCGCTGATGCGGTCGTCCTCGGTGACGTCCGTGTCGAGCGGGACGAGGAGCCGCATATCGACGAGCACGACCGTGCGGTCCGAGTCGACGGGCTCGCGCCCGGCGTCGACGACGACGCGGCAGGGGACGTCCGTGGAATTGTCCTGCCAGTCAGGAGTCTGCGGGTTGCCCCACCCGTCGTCGGTGGCAGCGTTGGCGTCGCGCTGGATGGTGCAGCGGTGCCGGAAGCCGATGCGGCTCGACAGCAGGCTCATCGGAGCCTCATCGAGCCCTGACCGCGGCGGACGATGCGGTCGAGCGTGCGGAGCTCAGCGTCCGTGGGCAGCAGGCCGTTACCCGCCGGGTACGTGACCTGTTCGGAGCCGTAGCCCTCCTGCTGGACGCTGCCGGGGTTGACCCACACCCGCGCGACCATTTCCAGACATACGCCCTTCACGCCCGCCGGGACGGTGGCCCAGCCGTGGTCGTAGTCGACGACCAGGACGGCCTCGGGCCCGCCCCAGGTGCCAGACACGCGGACGAGCTCGTCCCCAACCTGATACCACTCGTCGGTCTCGGCCAGGGCCGTGCCGTCGAGCGTGACGCTGTTTACGTCCGTGACCGGGCGCTCCGGCAGGCGGATGCGGTTGTCCCAGGAGCCGGGCCGCGTCAGCGTGTCGCTGGCCACAGCGTCGATCGTCTGGCCGGTATCGCTGCGGATGATGTCGGACGCGAGCTCCAGGAGCGTGTCGGCGTCCGTCGTCTCGCCCGCCGTGAGCGTGATTCCGAGTCGAGTTGCCAGGTCAGCCGCGGCTGCGAAAGCTGCCAATGGTCCTACCTTCCTAGTCCGGCGCTGCCGCGCGTTTTGGGGTTGGTCGCCGGGGTGTCGTGTACGCCGCCGCCAGGAGCTCCGCGCGTGGCTGGCGAGCTCGCGGGAGTGGTCAGGCGCCCGGAGCCCGCGAATGCCCGCGTGGGGCCGCCGGGGCTCGTAATCTCAAAGCTGGCCGCCGTGCCGGTGATGATGAAGGCGCCGAGCTCGGCCAGGAGCGTGCGGTCAACCTGCGTGCCCACCGGAGCGCCCGCCGTGACGATCGCGCCGGGGTCGGCATGGAGCACGCGCCCGGCCGCGACGACCGCTGAGCGCCCGGTGATGGCGTAGGCGCCGGGAGCGGCGTCGATGAGTCGGGCGGCCAGGAGGCCCGCGGGGGCACCCGCGACGCTATACGCGCCCGGGGCGGCCTGGAGCACGCGCCCGGCCGCGACTCCGGCCTGCGACCCGGTGACGGCGTAGGAGCCTGGGGCGGCCTCGATCAGACGATCAGCCACGGCCCCGAGCGCTGCGCCCGACACCGCGAAGGCGCCAGGGTCCGCCAGGAGCGCGTAATCGCCCGCGCCCGGGATGGTGACGACCAGGTCGACCTCGACCCCGGTGACGGCGTAGGAGCCTGGGGAGGCTGCCAGCACGCGATCGGCCAGCAGGGACACGGCCGCGCCCGAGACATCGTAGGCGCCTGGAGCTCCGACAAGCACGCGGTCGGCCAGCGTGCCAGCCTCGGAACCCGTCAGCGCGAATGCGCCAGGGGCTGCGTCCAGCAAGCGGTCGGCCAGCGCCGCCACGGGCTGCCCGCTGACGCTGTAGGCGCCGGGGGAGGCCAGGGCAACACGGTCGGCCAGGGCTCCGGCCTCCGCCCCGGTCAGCACGTAGGTGCCGGGGGCGGCGTCCATGAAGTAGCCACGGGCAGCGATGGCGTCTGCACCGCTGACGTCGAACGCGCCGGGGGCGGCGTTCAGGAGGCGGTCGGCCAGCGCCGCGAGCTCGACGCCCGTGACGACGTAGGAGCCTGGAGCGGCTGCCACCACGCGCCCGGCTGGCACGCCAGCGTCGGCGCCCGTGACGGCGTAGGCGCCGGGGGAGGCGCTGAGGGCGCGATCCGCTAGTGCTCCGACGGACGTTCCAGAGATGGCGCAGGAGCCGGGCGAGGCGTCGAGCGTGTACGAGGCGGCCGCGGATGCCGGACGCAACGCGCCCAGCTTGGCGCACCACGGGCGGTTACCATACGTCGCCGTTCTTGTGCCCGATGCGCCGTGCGATGCCAACGTCTCGGACGCAATCTCCAGTGAGTCCCGACTCGCGCCGGATCCCGTCGTGGAGGCCTCGGCCTCCTCGTTCATGCCGCTGGGCGGAGTCCACCCCTCGTTACGACGCGCGTATCCGAAGAAGACGAGAGCGGCGCCGTCGGTGGTCGTCGTTATAGAGGGCGCCTGCGGGGCAGCGCTGCTCCCCGTCTGCGGCGTGGGCATGGCTGCGTCGATCGGCGTCGAGTTGTCGACGCCGCGCGCCACGATCAGGCCCGCGCCCGCGGCCACGCTTAGGCCGGAGTCGAACGTGTACGTAGAGGGCTCGCTGGCCGCCGACGCGACGACCTTATACCACTCGTTTGTGGCCAGGATGGTCTGCGCGTCGTTGGGCTGGCCGAACGCCGTGAATCCCGACGCAGGTGCCCAGCTGGGCGAATTGCCCAGCGCCACCATGCTGACCACCACGACGTCCCCGTCCTGGAGGCCCGCCGGTTTGTTGAAGGTTACGGATCCTCCGGCATCCTGCGCCGTGGCAGGGTCGGAGAATGTTATGGCCACCTAAGGGCCTAGAGGGATGCGCCCGTGAGCCCTACGACGATGGGGTCGAGCTCGACCTCAATATGCCGCCGGTCGCACTCGGGACAACGCCGGACGATGATTTCGGGGCGCTCGGGGTCGCGTGGCTCCTCGACGAGCGTTCCCGCAGCGGTGTTGGCCTCACAGCAGGCGTACACTACGCCACCGTGAGAATGTCGCCGGTCGTGTCCGAGCTATCGAATTTGATGCTGAACGTCTCACCCTCGTTCAGGTCGAGCGCGGCGCCGTAGTCCCACCACCCAATCAGGGGGTCGAGCGGAGACGTGGGCGTCGTGTTCTGGAGGACGACGTACCTAAACTGCGCGATGGGTCCGCCGGACGCCGTGATGACGACCTTGGTGCCGGTCAGCGTGTACGTACCCGAGGCCTCGGCGCCCGTATTCTGCGTGTCCTGGGGGCCGGTGTAGCCGTTGCCGGTGGCGATTTCCGCCAGGTCGGCCTTCACAGCGTCGCCGGACGCGCTCGGGGTCGCGTTGCTGAGGTAAATTTCGATCTGATCCGCCGACAGGTCGTGGACGCCCTCGCAAAGGTCCTCCACGAAATTCTCAAACTTGTTGAACGACTGTGCCAAGTCAAACGCTCCTAGTGTTGTCCCACCATGCGCCCCACTCGGCGTATGGGTCTGGCTGCTGTTGCTGCTCCTCGGGCGCGAAGGCCTCGATCCCCGCGGCCTCGCGGCGCTTCAGCGGACGGGCTGGGTTGCCCACCCAGGTCTCGCCCGCGGGTACATCGTGGGTGACGACGGCCCCGGCTCCGATGCGAGCTCCGGCTCCGACCCGCTTGCGGGGGAGCACGAGCGCGCCGATGCCACACTTGACGCCGGGCCCGAGCTCGGCGTAGCCGCCGATGACCGTGCCGGGGGCGAGCTCGCACCCGTCCCCAATCGTGGCGTCGTGGCCCACGTGTACGCGCTTCATCAGCCAGGCGCGCGGGCCGATTCTCGTCGGCCGCTCGATACCGGCGTCCACCGTGACGAGCGCCTCGATGACGGCGTCAGGGGCCACCAGCGGCGTGATGCCAGCGATGACGTGGCGGTACTCGCGCGACTCGGGCGGCTGGCCGATGACGGCCGTGGGGTGGATCATCGGGCGAGCTCCTTATGGGTACGGCGCGCCAGGTCGACCAGGTGCGCCGGATACCTACGGGCCAGGAGGTCCCAGGGCGGGACGATCGGGCCATAGCCCAGGTTGCTGACGAGGCCCGGGAACGGGGTGATGTTGACGTCAGACTTGAAGTCGACCCGGCAGACATCGTGGGGGTCGTGGAACACCCACGAGGGCGGCGGCCGGAGGCCGAGCGCCATGCTGCCGTCGATGCCGCGCTGTTTCTCCTCGCCCACCGGGCGGCCGCGCGAATGCTGGAGCGCATTTTCGGGGACGATCCACGGGATGACTCCCGTGCGCCCGCGAGCTCGACAGCGGCGGGCCTGTCCGCCGATCAGGTCGACGATCAGGATTTCGCGCCCGGTGACGACCTCAGGGCCGGGGCGCCAGACGACCGGGCGCCCGGGGGTGGGCTGGGGCTCGGGCGCCTTACGCGCCGGGAGCCGGTCGAACAGGTCGGCGTGCACCCAATCGTCGCTGCCCAGGGTGACGACGTAGTCAGCACCGTGGCGCATGGCGTACTCGATGCCGTCATTGACCTTGCGGCCCACAAAACGGTTGTCGCGCTCGACGGTGTGGAACCCGTGCCCGCGCGCGATGTCCAGGTTGTCGTCGTCAGCGACGACAACGCAATGCGCCTCCAGCCCGCGGGCGGCTAGCTCGGTCACCAGGTGTGCCCGCTGCGCGAGCGCCAACCGGGTGACAGCGAAACGCCGCCACGCGGGGGAGACTAGCCAGACAGTCGGCGGAGCCAACAGCCTGGCGACGGTCTACGAGACCGTGACGCTCGCCATGGCGAGCAGGGTGGGGCGGATGACCTTGCCGCCGTACAGCTGGAGGCCGCGGATGCCGTCTCCAAACTGATTCTCCAGGCGGAGGGCCTCGACCTCACGGATTTGATCCGCGAAGGTCATTGCCCAGGGGTGCCCGGCGATGACGTGATAGGTCGATGCCGTCGGCTCCGGCACCGTGTTCGACTCGTAGATGTCGAACCCGGCCGCGCGGCCCACGAAGCCCTCGCGGAGCCCCTCGGCCGATCCCGCGGCGTCGGCCCGGATGAACCGGTCGTCCTTCAGGAGGTCGGCGTAGACCTCGGGCGGGACGACGACCCAGCGGCCCGGCATGGGACACTTGTCGCGCGACAGCGTCGTGCGGAGCGGGACGAGCAGGTCGTCATACGCCCGGACGGACGAGCCGTCGATGGCAACCGCGCCCAGGTCGTTCGCACCGCTGTCGGCGGCGGTGACCATGAGGCCCGACACGAAGGTGTCGATTTCGGCCGCCATGTTGTACGCGGCACCCCGGGACGACTCCTCGACAAAGCCGCCCATTGCCTGGCGCCGGTCGACGTCGTCAACCGTGAAGGCAAAGTAATCGGCCTGGTCGACAAGCAGCGACTGCTGCGAGTCGGTGAGCAGGGCCCAGGTGATGTTGGTGTTTTTGGTGTATGAGGTAACCGACGGGTCGGTGAACGACGTGATGCGCACCGTGTCCCCGGCCTGCGCGATGTCGCCCTCATAGTCACGGTTGCACAGGGCACCGTAAATGAGAGCGTCGTGCAGGTTGCCGAGAATTTCCGCCGCCCAAACCTCAGGCTGGAAATTGCTGATGGCCATTTAGGCTGTTTCTCCTCGCGTTACTTGCCCCCGGTGAGGAGGGTTTGGAGGCGCCCTTCCTTGCGCGCCTGCCTAATCTCCGCGGGGGACATTCCCTTTAGCGCCTCCGAGGACAGCTGCTTTACGCCGCCGCCCCTGGCGCCCTGATCGGCCGCGCCCGGATCGGGCGTTGCCTTGCCGACGAGCTCCGGGTTTTCCGCGAGGAGCGCCTCCAGCGCTTCCGTCACTCCGGTGACCTGGCCGTCGTCGCCAATGGCCACCGCTTCCGTGTCAATCAGCTTGCGCAGGAGCCCGGGGTTACGAGCTCCCAGCTTCGCGCCCTCCGCGACGACAGCAGCGTCGATGAGCGTGCTGTTCGCGCGCGCAGTAGCGTCGGCTGCCGCCTGTTCGGCCTTCTCGGCGCGGGCGATAGCCTTATCGAGCTCCGAGCGTTGGGCCTCCTCGACCTCGTCATACGCCGCGGCCTTGCGCTTTAGCTCGTCGTACCCCTCGTACTTCTTGCGCTCGCGCGCGATCCGGTCCTGGACGATTTTGTCGAGCTCGGCCTGGGTGAACGACCGCGGCTCGTTGCCGCCGCCCTCGCCCTCGCCGCCCTCAGCCTCTCCGCCCTCGGAGCCGGAGCCGCCGCCCTCGCCCTCGCCGCCGTCCTCGTGGAACAGGCGGGCGTCGTGCCAGGGGTCGATAACGCGGTGGTGCAGGTGCATTAGGGGTGTCCTCCTGTGGGAGTGGTCCGGCGGAGCGTCCGCCGTCTACGCGGCCCAGCCGTCTGCGAGGAGCCGGGGGCCAATCTCGGGGTCGTTGGTGACGCGGACGGCCTCGTCAGGAACGCTGAGGCCTCCGGGGTGCTCACCAATCAGGGGCGCCACCGTACAGTGGCAATTCTCGTGGATGGGCATGAGGTCGGCGCGGTAGTAGATGCGCGTCGACGCCGCGCTGCACAGCGGGCAGTTGTGTGACCCGCCCAGCACGCGCCGGTAGCCAAACACGCGATCGTCGTCCGCCATCCACTCGCGCGCGGCGTGCGTCTGCGCCAGCTGGAGGTCGGTTCCGGCCAGCTTGGACACGGACGCCTGCGCCGAGCTCAGCGCTGTGCTGAATTCGGCGCCGCCCGCCAGCTGGGCGCCCAGGGCACCATACGGGCGGTCGTAGACCTCGGCCGCCGGGAGCCCGCGCAGGGCCTCGACGGTGAATCGGCCAGCGGGTAGCCCCTTGGGGTCACCGCCGACCTTCAGCGCCATGTAGGCGTCGACGAGCTCGACGGTACGGGCCTGCCCGGCGTGGACGACCTGGAGCGCTGCCTCGATGGCCGCGTCGCGGTTGTGCCGCTCGCGCATCCAGGCGCGCACCGTGGCGCCCTGGACGATCCCCGCCAGCTTCAGGCGCTGACCGCGGAATGCGGCGTCCAGGCGGGCGCTCATTTAGGTGCCCCCCTCCGCAACGCGGGTTCTGCTGACGCCCCGTGGGGCCGCATAAAGGGGGCCCGTAGCGTCACGCCGATTCAGGCGCGGGTGGCTCCTCGGGCTCCTGCTCCTCCGGGGGAGCGGGCGCGTTCAGCGCGCGCACGAGCTCGTCCCGGGCGAACATGGACAGGAAACGCGCAATCTGAGTCTGGCTGTAGCCCAGGTCCTCCAGCGCGGCCTCGTGGGGGATGAGCCCGGCACCGAATTTCTTGATAACGGCGTCCGTGAGCTCGCCCTCCGTCTGCGTCTCGGGGTCGGCCCAAACGATTTCGGAGTCGACCGGCGTATCCTCGGCGCCAGCGAAGCGACGCGCCAGGCGGAGCGCCTCCTCCAGGCCCTCACCGAACGGGCGGTGCTTGCGACGCACCTTGGCGACGAGCCCCGACTCCGCCGAGCGGATGGCGTCACCCGACGGTGACTGGCCCTCCTGAATCAGGTAGTGCCGTGGCGTCCGCGTCGTGACAGCAATATGCAGGACCTTTTGCTCAATGGCCCTGATGTAGCCGTCCAGGTCGGTGGCGCTGAATTCACCGAATTTGACCTCCGGGTCCTCGGCCTGCCACAGCTTGTCGATGGCGACGTCGAAGGGCTCGACCGGCCGACCGTCGCTGTCCTCCATGATGCGGAGGCCGACGGCCCAGCGCTGCCGGTGGGCACCGAAATAGCCCGCGAGCGCGAGCAGGAACAGGAACCCGTTTATGGAGGCCTGAACGCGGTATACGTCCGCGAGCTCCGACTCCCCCTCCATCAGGATGCGGGGGCGGTTGCGGAGCGGGATGATGGGCACGACACCCAGCGGGTTGGCCACGAAGTCGTTGCCATCGTCGAGCGGGACCCAGCGCACGGTCGACCCGGCGCTGTGGCCGGGGTTGGGCGTCGTATCCTCGTGCGGCCAGGTCGTCGCGGGCCTGATGCCCGCGCTCGGGGCGGCGGCGCGAAACTTGTAAATGCCCTCGGGGAGGTAGACGTTCGCGCGGCGCTCGCCCGTCCACTCGTCGTCCCACAGCTTCAGGGCGGCGGCGCGGCGGCGGAAGTTGCTACCGGCCTCATACGCCACGATCGTCTGGAGCGGGTCCTCGACAGCGATTGTGGGGTACTCGTCGCCCGCCCACACCGACAGGTAGGACACGCCCTTTATGAGCGCCTCCAGAAACGCGGCCTGTGACTCCTGGTCCATGCTGTTGGCCTGCCAAATGTCCCAGGTGGCCTTATCGGAAGTCGCGTCCGAGCTCGCGCTCAGCCGGAACCCGTCGACGCGCATGCGCTCCTCCGTCGCGTCGACGACCAGGCGCATGAAGTTGCTCCGGGAGTCGTCGAGCAGCTGGCGGAATTCGCTGCGCATTTTCGCGTTGTGGGCCTCGGTAACGAAGGGCAGCGGGTGGTCGCCCGAGTAGTAGTCGGACATCAGCTGCATTCGCTCCTGGCGAGCGAACAGCTGCGCCGACATACGGCGGAGCCACCACTCGGGGGAGCCGGGGCGGGCGGATTCGGCCATTAGTGGAACCCAGCGACGCGGCCGGGGCGCTTCGGTTTGGCGTCGGCCGCGACGGCGTCTCCGCGGGCCTCGTATGCCAGCACAGCCGCCATCGCCGCGTCAATCTTGCGCGGGGAGTCGTGCCGATCCTTGCTGAGGGTGAACATCTGACGATGCTCGTCGTCGTAGACCGACAGCTTGCGCCTCCTCGCGTTTTTCAGGTGTCTGGCGAATGTCTCGTCGCCCGAATGGGTTGCGTCGCCCGCCGTCAGCGCGTCGGTGTACCGGCGCACCGCCCACGCAATCTGCCGGGGGCGGTTTGTGTGCCAGGGCAGCACGCGCTTGGAGCTCCAGCGCCCCTGCCAGCGGTCGACCAAGTGGTCGATCCATTGGGGGTCGCAGTAGACGCGCCAGACGCTGTAACGGTCGAAGGCCTCGACCATCGCGCCGTCGACATCGTCCGCCGGGTGCTCGTAAGCGTCGGGGGCGTGCTCGGGGCGCTCCCAAATGCCGATCGGCCATTGGTGGCCGGTTTCGACCTCCGTGGCCACGATGGCCAGGGCGTCAGCGAAGCGGGCCCCGTCAACTCCGATGACCACTAGGGCACCGTCGGGGACAACGCGCTCCGCCGCGCGCGCGTCGACGAGCTCGGGCGCGAATGCCGCGTCCTCCCCCGCCTGCTTGTGGTTCAGAAAAAATCGCTCAGCCTGGGCGGCCTCGCCGCGGGCCAGCAGGGCCTCGATTTCGGCGTCGATGCGGTCGGGGTCGACCCACCACGAGTCACCGTAGACCTTGCGCATGGCGCGGCGCCGCTCCTGCTTGTTGCGGATGCTGCCGCCGCCGGGCTCGACGTCGTCGAGCAATACGCCGGGCTCCCCCGACTCGGACGTGCGCTGGGCCACGCTGTCCTCGCGCGGGTCCCAGGCGTTGGTCGTCTCCAGGAAGCGCCCGCCCATGCCCGCCAGGTTTCGACGCTGTGTGTCGGCCAGGCGCAGGCCGCCGTTAGCCGCCACCCAGCTGTGGGTTTCGTCCTGGGGCGCGAACGTCAGCCGCTGACCCAGGCGCGAGCGGGCCGCGGCCGTCACGGGCTCGATGACGCCGCCGCTGGGCAGGTTGATTCGGGTTAGCCCGGTATCCCAGGCGGCCCCGCCGACGGTGCCGCGCTCGATCATCGGGAGCAGCGAGCGCCAAACGTTGTCGGTCTGATCCTCGGACGCGGCCGTAACCTGAATCCAGGGCGTGGCCCACGGCTTGCCTACCGGCTGGCCCTGGGCGTCCCAGCCGTCGGGGAGCACCGGACCCTCGGCCTCGGCGCAAATGATCGACGACAGGAATGGGCCTTTGCCCCATTTCTGAGGGCGGACAAGCTGCCCGCCGCGGCCGTAGTAGAAACGGCCGCTGTCCGGCCGTACCCGGTAATACCGGAGCAGGAACCGGAGCATTTCGTCCGTGAGGAGGTAGGGCTCGCCCGCGTGCTCACCGTCGGGGATGACGCATCGAGCCTCGATCCACTCGGCTACGTCGTAGCCAAGCGTGGGAAACACGCGGCACGCCGGGCAGCGCCCGTCCTCGTTCCAGGCGTCACCGTTGCACTCGCGGCACCGCGGCGCCGCCACGGTCTAGACCGCGCGGAGTCGCGCGGGTCGGGGAGCCGGGGCGGGCGCGGCCTCGTCCGCGGGGGCCTCGACGACGCGCCAGCGGTTGTCGCGCTTGCCCTTTTGCGTCAGTCCCAGGCTGTCCATCCGCAGCCGGATTTCGCTGGCGTGGGCCGCCGGGTTAGAGGCGTGCAGGCGCAGGGTGTCGAACGCGAAAGCGCGATCGGACGAGGTCCACAGCGCCGTCACCGGGTCGGCGCGCCAGCCCTCGTACATTTCGACCGACGCGGCCGGGAAGGGGTGCTCCTCGGGGAGCTCCGGCAGGACCGGGTCAGCCAGCGGCGCCAGGTCGACCCACTCGCCCCGCGTGGGGGCGTTGCGGCGTCGTCGGTTGGTGCTGGGTGCTGGGCCGTGCCCGGCCATGGTGTCCTCCGTCGGAGTGGTCCGCCTTGCGGCGTGGGTTGGGGTGGGGGCGGCCGGGAGCTACCCATACGCCGCCCCGCCCTGGGTGTGATTGCCGAGCCCGGGCCGCGGCCGCGGTTGTCCGAGCTCGGGGTGGGAGGTCCGCCGCCCACCACGGCAGCCGCGGCAGCCAGCCGCGGCAGTTACTCAGTCGGCGTCGAAGCCGATTACGATGTCCGCCCCCGGCTGGGCGAGCGCCTCCAGGTCCCCGGCCTCGGTGTGGTCCTCGACACCGGCCAGGAAGTGGAAACCCTGCTCGCGCAGGAAGCGGTGAATCTCGTGCGGCGGGCAGAAAAAGCCGATATGCGTGACCGCGTCGGCATTGAACATCGTGCCGTTCACGCGGATGCGCGAAGGCACGCCCATGAGCTCCAAGGTCTCGCCCAGGAACACGGCCCCGCCGCTGTTGCCGAAAATGGACGGCGCGCTCGTCTGCCAGTAGGGGAAGTAGTCGATCTGGACGTCCTTACCCGTGAGCATGCCGTGGGTGGGGAATGGCGGCTGACCCATCCCGCAGCCGACGACGTACAGGGCGTCGAAAATATGGACGTCCTTGGCCTTCTCGCGCGGCAGCAGCTGGGCCACGTGGTCGAATCGCTGATTGGTGCGCAGGCGGAGCAGCGCCAGGTCGCGCTTTTCGTGGTACGCCATGATTTCGGCGTCGGCCGTCGTCCGCGCGGTGATGGTCGACCGATTCTTGTAGCTGAAGGCCTCGATCTGTACGAGCTCGCGGTAGTCGCGCGTGACGTCCTTGCCCTGGGTCGGGTCGTACTTCTTTTCGACCCGGATGGCGTCGCTGATGACGTGGTGATTCGTCAGCGCGTAGGTGCTGAACCCGAGCTCACCGTCCTCGTCGGGCTCGGTGCGCTCCTGACAGTAGATGATCGTGCCGGAGCCCGTCGCGCGCCCTGACTTCACCCGGATGGTCGGGTATAGGCAGCGCTGGTGGAGGAGCGTGTTTTCAGCGTCCCAGGCTGCGGGGTCCACAACGGGGCTCACCAGGTCCTCCTCACCGTGTAGTGGGGGTCGAGGTCGAAGCGGCCGGGGCCCGCGGGGACGACGTCCGACTGACGCTCACCGATGGGGGACGGCTCCAGGCGGATGATCCAGCCGCCATCGGTCACAGTCACGGAAACGCCGCGCGTGAGCACCTGCTCGGCGGCGGCGGCCAGGGCGGAAACGAGCGGGTCGTTCATGGTCGTGCCTCCTCGTCGTGCTGGTCGCTGATCCGATTGAGCTCGGCTAGGAGCTCGGCCATCGTGCGGTCGACGTGGTCACGGAGCAGCACGAGCCCGCGCTCCAGGCGGGCTATTCGGGCCTCGTGCGTGAGCTCGGCGGGGTGCCGGGGGCTCGTATCAGGCGCCACAGCGGGGCGCCTCAGTCTCGTACACACCCGTAGCGACTGACCACCGCGGGCCTAGGCCACCCCGGCTAGTGGTCCTACCCCACCCCCTGGGCGCCGTCATCGGCTGCCTGGCTGGGTGGGCGTGGCGCTGGCGCGAGCTCGCTGCGCTTCCGCCGCTGTCTTGCGGCGGTGGCAGGGCTCCGGGTGTATCGGCCGCATGTTGTCCTCGTGGTCGGCGCCGCCCTCAGCTAGCGGGACGACGTGGTCGGCCACGGTTGCGCCAGGCTGGCAGCAGACGTGGCACACACCGTCGTGCCGACGGAGCACGCGCCGAGCCCGAGCCTGCCGGGCCCAGCCGCTGACCCCGGTACTCCGGGTGCGATCCCTCCCGGGCCATGCTCGGGTGTGGGTGGTGCAGTACGATCCTCGGTCGGTGAGCTCGGGGCAGCCGGGCTCAGCGCAAACCTTC